TTAAGGCCACGGACTAGATTACGAAGAGATAGACCCTGACGTTTACCTACCATACTCTTGATTAGATCGGAAACTTCTTTACGTTCTTCTATAGATAGAGTTAAACCATCTTCAAGTTTAATTGAAGGAGCCAATTTGGCCATGTAATCTACTAGTTCTAGATCAGTAGGATCAACGTTAACAATGAATGAACGTGTACGGAGCGCTCCATCTGGATCCAATTTATTCATTGGTAAATTACTAATGAAAATAACTTTACCTGTGAAGATAAAATTGGTTGGGAAACGCTCTTCGCCTTCTCCATCATCATCTTCTCCTCCCTCATCTCCATCACTTTCGAAGTCTGGGTTATAGAACTCTTTGCCGCCCTTTTTCATCCAGTTAAGTTTTCGTTCTTTCTTAGTATCTGTTGCTGCTTTCAAAAGATTACGAGCTTCCTGTTGATCCAATGCTGAATCACAGTCATCGAACAAAACAATACCAGTTCTATTGTTGTACAAAGCTTTGTACATACCGATAGGTGAAGCAGAACCTGATACTTTAAAGTATCCATCGCCATCAGTTTTGCCTGCAGCATGTAATACTTTTTCTAGTGTATAAGTTTTGCCGACACCACCCTTACCAGCAACGAACATAGAATATGCAGCACCAGAGATTAGTAGTTTAGTAACTGATTCAAGATCTTTGAGTTGTTCTTCAAAAACAATTCTGTTTAGAATCTTTTCTGTTGAAGGTCCTTTGACTACTTTTACCTTTACACCACCTGCAGATCCAAGAACTTTATCTACATCGATGTCTTTTGAAGAACCCTTGAAGAAAATGTTAACACCTTTCTTTTCAAAGTTCTGTGGGTAAAGTTCTCTAAGTTGTACAGAAACTTTATAGCCAACATTACCAAACACTTTAGTAAGGTCAGCAATTTTAACACCATCTTCTAGATGATCAATAAACTTTTGAGCAATGTCTAATGAAACATTAATAGAATTTTCTTGAAGAATGTGGGTGATTGCCTCTAACAGAGAATTCGTATTAGAGGCACATTCAAAAACATATTCAGTTCCTAGTTTTGGATTTTTCATCACATTAACTAGGGCAGGTAAGGCTTTTACTAGAGATAGGGATTTATCGAATGTGATATGAATATCAGATCCACCAGACGAATTTTTATCGTCATACCAAATATCAGCAGAAGAAATTACGTTAGAAGTTGGAGTCATACCAACCCAGTTGAGACGGACAGAGTGGGTACCATTATAGAAGTATCTTACACCAGCACCCTTTTCTACTGAATTCTGGTATGGTTCGTATCCAGGCATTTTTACTGCTGTACCAAAACCATTCTTTTGAAAGTACTTCAAAATTAAAGTTCCGGCCTTTGCAAAATCCTGTGGGCGGACTGCTTCGTTAATTTGTACTAGAGCTTCCGCTATAGATTCTTTATATTGTTTGCTGATCATTGTTAAGCCTTAATTATTTTACTAAAAATCGTTCCTGCCATATATTTAATTTAGATTTAAACATGGTTTCAGTAGATTTGTCTAGACAATAGGTAACTGCAAAATCTTCCTTAGACCGAACACTTCTACCAATACCTTGGAGAATTTTATACAGTGTAATTTCTTTATATATAGCAGAATAATTATCAGCGATGTACTTAATTCTCACGTCACCAAGCCCAGGATATGGAGTTTTACAGATAATTTGGTACCGAGACTCATCATCTTTAAAATCTAACCCCTCAAAAATAGATGGAGAAATTAGCACGGCCGCACCATCATACTTTTTAAATTCTGTCACCGACTCCATAACATTTGTGCCTTGAATGTGCTGAAACAACTTAACTGTTTTCGGAATTGCACCAGATAGACTCTTAGCGGCGTAGAATGATGGAACAATAATAATACCTTTTTCTTCACTGTGGTGGGAAACAATGTATTCTATAATTTTAGCCATATCCTTAAAAGTTTGAGGATCTTGCATTCGTTGGTAGTTTAGATTTTCCTTACCTAAGAAGAAGATTGGCTTATTACTAGCAGGGAATATTTCCTCAGCTGTGATACATGAAGTTTCTGCAGGATTCAACTTCATAGTAGTTTCTGCAAACTCCGTGCTCAATGTCGCAGTCATAAATAGATTGTATCTACCCAAAAGCAGATGCATCATGTCACCAATAAAAATTGGTTTGATAGATATAGTATTTTTTACCGTATCATCGAACACGTGATCGTACTTGTGATCAAAGAATCCACCAATGAGACTAGAAAGTCTAGAGAACCGAGTACCTACTCTACGCGTCTTTGTTTTTGCTTTTAAATCTGGAATCAGTGCTGCCAAAGTAGAACATTTAGTAGTTACGGCTATATAGATTTTAGCAAGTTCTTTGATTTTTTCTTTGTAATTAGAAGCAGTAATTTTACCTCCGATGATCTCATTCTTAAACATTACTAGATCTGCTTTTTCATTGTCTAGCTTACCATTGAGTTCTCCAAGATCCTTACATAGTTTATCTATTGTATCGACAGAAACTTCAATTGCTACTTGTGAACAGTATACATCGTTCAATAGATGCGCTTCATCAAATACTTGTAATGGTCGTTCTTGAAGATGATCAGATTTTAATTTAGAGATCATAAAGTATGCGTAGTTTGTGATCAAGTTCTCAGTACTGTTGACCATTGACTTAGCATGCACATATGAACAATTAGCACAATACTTAGAAATTTCTAGATCAGTGAGTTCGTCCTTTACACAATCCTCACCAGAGGCATAAGAGTTTCCTTTTTGACGAAAATAGTTGCATGGGTACGTACCAGCACCCTTAATCCTAAAGAACTTAAAATCTGGTAATTTAGCAAAACTGTCGGTGTATTGGTCAACCAAGGAATTTGTTGACGACATATAAATAGCAGACTTATCAGAACTAGTAAATGTTTTAAGACATTCTGCTACGACGGCTGCGATAATAGATTTACCCACACCAGTACCGGCAACTAGTATTACATTCTTTTTCTTACCGTCTACAAAAGCAGACACTATATCATCTATTATTTTCAGCTGATTGTCTCTGGGAGAAAACCCAAGAACTTTAAAAGCAGAAATGATGAGTTTTTCATGTTTGATCAAAATAATACCTTTCATAATATATGCTTATTGTATAACACAGATTGCCGTTTGTAAAATTTTTGATAAGTTGTTGATCTATAACAACAAAAAAGATTTTACAAGACAAATTTCCAATGGTATAATAACCAAATACCAAGGGATAAATGTCCTCAGCCGCCCCATCACCTCTGTAGGCCTACAGGCATGCCTCTGGCCGTAACTGGATACTCTAAAGGTCTATCTTATAGAATTATCCTGGATAATTATCCTGGATAATAATAGCGGAATGCAATGGAGCTATTATCCAGCATGGTATAAGGGACACTCATTACATTCGGTCCCTGGCTAGTACCTAGCCTATTGCAAACAAAAATTTTACTATACTAAATAGGTGTATTAAAATGAAATCTACTTTAAGGAATTAATGACTGATCAAAAAGCTCACAACCACTACTTCAAAGATGTATCAAATTTAGACTACATTGATGTATATAGAGTAATCAAATTATTTGATGTGACAGATCCATGTTTACAGCATGCTTTGAAAAAATTACTAGTTGCTGGTAACAGAGGTCACAAAGATTTAACCAGAGATGTACAGGATGTAATTGACTCCTGTTTAAGATGGCAAGAGATGCAAAAAGAAAACACTACTGGAAAAACAAATGAATAACGTAATGATTGATCTGGAAACTTTAAGTCGTAAGAAAACAGCGGCTATAGTTTCTATTGGTGCTGTAAAATTTGATGACTCTGGTATCACAGATGAGTTTTATATTAACATTAGTCCTGTTTCATGCAGATCTTCTGGACTAAATATAGATCTGGATACTATCGAATGGTGGAAACAACAGAAACCTGAAGCTTATGCAGCACTGAAATCAAGTAGAGAAACATTACTGGACGCTTTAAATAAATTTTCTAGTTGGTTCGGACCTAAGTCGTTGCCGACATGGGCTAATGCTCCTACATTCGACTGTATCATTTTAGCTAATGCATATGAAGTTATGGGTTTACAACAACCTTGGCGCTACTATGACGAGTGCTGTTTTCGGACATTTAACAAATTTTTTCCGTCTAGTCTTAAACGTAATGGTGTGCACCATAATGCACTTTCTGATGCAATTTTTCAGACGGAGTGTTTACTTAATATATTCTCTAGATCTAAATAATCAGATTTTTTAACTTTGTTAAATCCCAATTGTCTATAAGTTTTCCCTAGAACTTGATCAATAGTATAATTTGAAGTTAGATATTTAGAAGTAGCATATCTAAGTTTTGTGATAATTACATCTAAATTATGTATACATTTTTCGAGTTGATTTTTACTCATAGGTGAATTTAAAAGAGAAACAACATCAGAGAAATGATCAATAGTACCGTAAGGTGTAATATAATAATATTTTCTACCTATTTCTGATATTAAGTTCTTCCACTCTTTAGATTTTGGAATTCCTTTTGTACTATCTGACATTCTCTTTTTTATTTCTTCAGAAAATTTTCTACCTTTATTTGATTTAGAAATTTTTGTTTTAGTTTCTTCAGAATATATACGTGTTTTGTTAGATTTTATTATGCTTAGTTTTCTTTCTGGTGAGGGGTTATATGTTCCATCTCCACCATCTGTTAGATTAAGTAAAATACCAGATTTTAAATCTTTTCTACCCCACCAGGCAATTAATCTTCTTTCTAATGCACAAGCTCCCAATTCTGTTAAATTAGTTTCTAGAAAAACTATATTATTTTTATTCGGTGGGATACGTAAATGTCCATGCTTAGCATAAGCTCTCTTTCCTTAACCCTTACCTATATAATAAGGAGTTCCAGCTTTTGCAGTTGTTGAATCTTTGCTTCTTACGTAAGCATACACATAAAATCTAAATGTATTTGTTTTATTTTGATCAGTTGAATAAATAATATTGCTGGACATAAAGTCTCCTTAATCGTTGATAGTCTAGAGTCCGTAGATATTGACGTATCGTGACGGACATAATTATTTAATGTAGAAAAATTTTACATTGAAATATTACTATGATAAAATTGATTCTCAAACCTACTCTCACTTTTTAAGAAATAAATTATGACTAATTATGACCGCGTATCAAACTGGATTGCAACTACTGGTAAAGAGAAAAATCAAAAAAATCTTTCCGTTCAAGTTGGTGTTCACATTGAAGAATTTGTAGAGTTTCTAGAGACTTTAAGTTTTGAATCTTCACCATTAAACCTGCACACAGAAAGTGCTATTGGTGTTCTAAGTGTTTTGGGTAATGCTTTAAAGAAAAATGGATATCTAGTATCAATTACTGATCGTGTTGCTTGTTTGGATTCTCTATGTGATCAAGATGTAACCTTAAATGGAGTTGCTTATCTAGCAGGTTTTGATAAAAATGGTGCAGATGAAGCAGTACTAGATTCTAATGATTCTAAATTTGAAGATGGTAAAGCAGTGATCCTAGAAGGTGGGAAAATTGGCAAAGGCAAAAACTATGTCGCCCCAGATCTAACCAAGTTTGTTTAAAATTTTACTTTATAGATTTTTAAGTTATAATTTGACTATGTTCAAAGGAAAATAATGACACCAACTAAATATCCAATTTTTCTATTCTATAAAATCCAAGTTCTCTAAATGTTTTACCTATACTACTCGGATATATTTTTGTGCAAGCAGAAAATTTACTAGTTATAGTAAAGTCCGGGTATCTACAGAATGATTTAATATTTTGTAGATTAAATTTAGTAGTATTTTTAGCTGCTTCTCCTGCTGAATCATAAGATCCCCAAGGTGTGTGATATATAAATTTTGTATCTTTACCTTTGTTTTCGTATAGAATAGAAGATTCATTCCTTAGAATGGAATCTTTAGTATCCCACCGCGTGGTACCATCAAGAAGTTTATATAATACATCTTTAGTAGCAACATGTCTATAAATAATTCCATAACCAGGATCGGTTATACTTATTCTAAATTTATTTCCATTCATATCAACAATAGGAATAGTATTCGAAGATGATTTGGATGCTGCAAGTTTTTGATTAATATTACCCGGAATTCCTTTATTTTGTTGAACTAATTCGCCAGAAATATATCTCGAATCTGTTAATTTAATTCTAAATTTCAATCCGTTATTATCTTTTACAATAACTGTGCCCTTGTTTGGGTAAAATAATTCCCCTAGTTTAATTCTTTCATCATCTCTATTTACATAATATTTCTTATTATCTTTATCAATTACATATGCTTTTCCTATTGGATCGAATCCTAATGAATTGGTATATGAAGATTTAACCTCATTATAGAATTTTTGATTGACATCGACATTAAATTTATAATGTAATATAGATTCTAATTTTTGAGCTTCATGTGAAGTATTGCATAACCTAATTATTTTGTATTTGTAATTTTGTGGATTATTCTTTTGATCACTTATTATCCATTTATTTGTCTTTCCTGATGGTGATCCAAAGTATTTCTTACCGAGATCTAATTTTGGTTCAATTTTAGAACTTCTTTTGCCGTAGTAGTGTTTCTTTTCTACTAGGTTAGTAATTCTATAAACATAATGATAAATAGGTTTGCTGATCATATAAGCCTTTAGTTGGGTTGATTAGAGGTAACAGGAACTGAGAATTCCGTGGTTACCATTTATTTAATGTAGAAAAATTTTACATTGTGATCTTTATGTATTAAAATTAAATTTTTATAAAGTTATTTCATATGCGTCAAACTCGTCATCCAATTTATATCATAAGCAAAGGTAGATCTGAATCTAGACTAACCTCTAAAACTCTAGAGGAAATCGGTTGTCCATATCGGATCGTCATTGAACCACAAGATTATGATGCCTATGCTGCAGTCATAGATCCCAAAAAGATTTTAGTTCTACCATTTTCTAATCTTGGTAAAGGTGGTATTCCTGCTAGGAATTGGGTGTGGGAACATTCTATTTCTGAAGGACATAAACGTCACTGGATATTGGATGACAATATTAGATATCTCTATCGTATTTTCAAAAATACTAAACTCCGTGTACAATCAACAGTACCGTTTAGAGTCTGTGAGGATTTTTCAGACAGGTATGAAAATGTAAGAATGTCTGGTCTTAATTACCATTATTTTACCCCATCGTTTGTCAAGAAAGCTCCATACTATCTAAACACCAGAATTTATTCTTGTATTTTGCTAGATAATTCTACAAAGCATCGTTGGCGCGTTCTAGACTATAATGGCAATCCTGCTCCTTATAATGAGGATACAACTCTATCACTAGACATTTTAAAAGATGGTGACTGCACAATTTTGCTAAATACATTCACGTGTGGTAAGGCAGCAACTGGTATGATGAAAGGTGGCAACACCACTGAGGTCTATAAATACGGTGAAGCTGGTTTCGATAATAGATTCAAGTTTGCCGAATCACTTAGACAAGCTCACCCAGATGTAGTTGAAGTAACTCAAAAATGGGGTCGTTATCACCATCACGTAGATTATTCAAGATTCCAACGTGAGAACAAATTGATCATGAAGCCTGGTATTGTGCCAACAGATGATTATGATAATTATGATCTGAGACTCATCCGTGTAGATAAAAATGATGTTCCACAAGAATATTTAGATATAGATCAAATTAGAATGAATATGTAACATGGCTACAAAATACGTTAAAAACAATATTTTTGAACTCTCAGGAACTGATGCTCAAAAAATTCCTTTTGAGTGGTGGGGTCTTCCAGAGTGTGAACAAGAGAATAATGAGGCACCTTATATTCTTGTTGTAAGAATTGAATCGGAAGTAGACCTGCACAAGTTTGCAGATTTGATTTCACAACCTCTTTTAAAAGAAAAAACTAAGAGAAGTACTAAATCTATGTGGTACCCAGAGTTAGAGCATGGTGAAAGAGGTTCAAACATCAACTATATGTGGATGGAAGAGTCTGAAATCAAATTCGGAGAAAAATAATGGATGACCAAGAATTTTTTGAACTAGAGCAGGAAGAGCAAGGCATCCCAGAGTTTATAAGAGATACAGACACTGGGTATAATATTATGATCAGATTTAGAAATCAAGAAGATTATTTTAAATTTGTAGATTTGATCGGTCAACCTAAATTGAAAATTTATTCTAAACAAAATGTAAGGGCAACAACATTCCCAAATGAAATTGACCATGAAACATCTTTAGATCAATTTACAGAGTGACTAAATAGTATTTTAAACTGAAGGAAATTATTATGAAAATTGTAGTTGTAGGTAACGGGTTTGTCGGGAAGGCTGTGGTATATGGATTCAAAAATAATGTGCAAGTTATTGATCCAACATTAGGTACTCACACCTCTGATGTTAAAGATGCAGATGTGGTGTTTATTTGTGTTCCTACTCCAATGGGAGACTCTGGTGCTGTTGATGTTTCTATCGTTGCTAAAGTTTTACAAGAGTTAGAACATTTGGGTGCTTTGCTGGTTTTGAAATCTACAGTACCACCAAATTTTGTCAAAGAGTTTGCAGAAAAATATGAGAAGTTTGTATACAATCCAGAATTTTTGACAGAACTGAATGCTCTAAAAGATTTTGAAAATCCTATTTCAAACGTATATGGTGGTAAGGCAGTCCACACTTCTCATTTGGCTACAATCTATGAAGATTATTCTATCTGTAAACCTGCTAACAATTATTTCATGACTGCCGAAGAAGCATCTTTTGTAAAATACTCAATGAATTCATTCTTGTCTACAAAAGTACTTTTCTTTAATCAACTCCGTGATATTGTTGAAGCAGCAAACTGTGATTATGATGTTGTTAGAGAAGCAGTTGCTAATGATAAAAGAATTGGTCCGAGTCACACAATGGTCCCGGGTAATGACGGTCGCAAAGGATTCGGCTCCGCCTGTTTTTCTAAAGATGTTCCTGCATTCATTAGGTACTCAATCAATATGGGTAAAGAGTTTACCTCATTGAGAGAAGTTTGGAATTCTAATTGTTATTATCGTACATCATATGGTGACGTGCTTCCCCGTGAAGCAGAACAGCATGTCAGATTTAACAAAATTTAAACTATGAAAACAATCCTTGTTACCGGTGGAGCCGGGTTTGTAGGCTCCAATCTCTGCGAAGAATTAGCTAAGGATAAAAACAATAGAGTTATTTCTATTGATAATTATTCTACTGGTTCTAAACAAAATCACGTTGAAGGTGTTGAGTATTATGATCTTGATACCAGGCACATTGCATCACTGAAAATTCATTCACCTGATGTGATCTATCATCTTGGCGAATATTCTAGAGTTGAACAGTCATTCTCTGATTTTGATAAAGTATGGAACTACAATATCAATGGTACTAAAGCAGTACTAGATTTTGCCAGAGTGAATGAAGCAAAAATAATTTATGCTGGTTCATCAACGAAGTTCGGCGATAATGGTTCTAACTCAAGTCCCTACGCTTGGTCAAAAGCTAACAATACTGTTCTTGTTCAGAATTATTCAGATTGGTATAAACTGAACTATGCTATTGTATACTTCTATAATATATATGGAAACAGGGAAATTAGTTCTGGACCTTATGCTACTTTGATTGCTAAATTCAAAGATCTTTATTCTAAGGGTAAAAAATTTTCAATCACTTCTCCTGGTACTCAACTTAGAAATTTTACTCACGTTTCTGATATTGTATCAGGTCTGCTTTTGGTTGCTGCTAATGGTTCTGGTGATGATTATGGCATTGGGCATCCAGATGCTTATTCTGTACTAGATATAGCAAAACTGTTTGGAGCAGAATATGAAATGACTCCAGAAAAAAGAGGCAATAGGTTGTCTGCTCAAGTAGTCACGGATAAAATCCGGGAACTTGGTTGGAAACCATTAATGAACGTTGAAGATTACATTTTAACGACAAAAAATTTTACTTAAACAAAAATGGTTATATAATTAACTATCTCATTATGAAAAGGAACTCAAATTGAAACTATCTAAAAACACCCTAGAAATTCTTCGTAGCTTTGCCGGAGTAAATCAAAACATTCTTATCAAGAAAGGTTCTGTACTTTCTACTCGGACTGTCGCTAAAAACATCTTTGTTGAAGCAACGGTTGATGATGAGTTTGAACAAGAATTTGGTATCTATAATCTACCGGAATGGCTAGGCATTGTATCTCTATTCTCTGAGCCAGAGTTTGTTATGAGTGAAAATTCAATGACAATTTCTCAAGGTAAGAATAAAGTTCAGTATGTTTTTGCTTCACCAGAAGTACTGGATTATCCAGATAAGCCAATCAAGATGCCGGCAACTGATGCATCATTTGAGTTGTCTGAAGAAAATCTGAAATCTCTACTCAAAGCAGGTGCAGTTCTATCGGCAACTGATCTCTTGATTAAGGGTGAAGATGGTGTAATCAATTGTACAGTGTTGGATCCTAAAAATCCTAGCTCAAATACATTCACTGTTGAGGTTGGTGAAACATCAAAAACATTCTCTGCTTTTATTAAATTGGAAAATTTCCGACTACTTGTCTCATCAATGTATGATGTCAACCTGAGTGCAAAGAAAATTATTCAGTTTAAGTCTAAAATTATGTCTTATGCTATGTACGTGGCCTGTGAAAAAAATACTACCTGGGCTTAAGTATTTTAATTAATTATGAGAAAGTGATTTATGAGTCTTGAAAATTTAGTTTGGGAACACAAATATCGTCCAGCCAGTGTGGCAGAAACTATTCTGCCTGCTGCTGTGAAGAAAATGTTGACCGAACAACTAGAATCTGGCAATGTTCCAAATTTCTTGTTTGCTGGTTCTCCTGGTACTGGAAAGACTACTGCTGCCAAGGCTATTGCAAATCATTTTGGTGCAGATGTACTTTTCATTAATGCTAGTCTAGATTCCAATATCGACACACTGAGGACTAAAATAACTCAGTTTGTCTCAACTGTTTCATTTACTAATTCTAAAAAAATAGTAGTGTTAGATGAAAGTGATTATTTGAATCCGAATTCTGTGATGCCTGCACTCCGAGGCTTCTTAGATGAATTTAGTTCAAATGCATTATTCATTTTTACATGTAATTATCCAGAACGAATAATTCAACCGCTGCAGTCTCGGCTTACACGGATTGACTTCAAATTCTCTAAGGATGAGAAAAATTCAGCAATGATTCAGATGCTCAAGAATACTTGTCATATTCTTGATGCAGAGTCAGTGAAGTATGATAAGAAAACTGTTGCTGCTTTAATTTCCAAAAATTTCCCAGACTTCCGTAGAACTATTGTAGAACTACAACGGTACTCAAGTTCAGGTGAGATTGATTCTGGTATTTTAGCAACAATTGATACTCACGGCATTGACGAATTAGTTTCAGCAATGAAGGAAAAGAATTTCACCAAGTGCCGGCAATGGATTGCATGCAACCAGATGGATGCTAACCAATTTTATAGATTATTCTATGACAAAGTTACAGCATTAATGGTTCCACAATCCATACCACAATTAATTCTCCACATTGGCGAAGCTCAATTTAGGTCTGCATTCTCTATTGATCAAGAAATAAATCAGGCAAGTTTCATTATTAATGTTATGAAAGATTGTGCTTTTCAATGAGCAGCCCATTTGATATTGGCAAAAGTATTTTACAGACCAAGGAGGATTTATATGACTCCGAGGATCTGTTCAATAGAGAATATGCACCATTTATGGTGAACAGAATTTTATCCAACTCAGAACGAACTGTGATGTTTGCTGAGTGTATGGATAAATATGTTGTAATTGATAAGAAAATTCAATACGACTTTTATATGAAAGGCATTCCGAAGTCTAGATCATTTCAAAAAATGTGGACTAAGAAAGAATCCGCAGATATAAATACTACTCATGTAGATCTAATTTGCTCTACAATGAACATATCTCAAAAACGAGCTATGGAAATTTATAATCTTCTAGGACCTGCAATTATAGATGCAGAACTGGATAAACGCGGTGGAAAACTTAGTAATGGAACAAAAACAAAAAATTGAAGTAGGCATTGAAGTAAAATTAGATACACCGGATTCATTTTTGTTGGTAAAGGAAACTCTGACTAGATTAGGGATTGCATCAACAAAGACAAAAACATTATTTCAGTCTTGTCATATCCTCCATAAGGGAGGAAGATATTTTATTGTACACTTTTTAGAATTATTTTTGCTTGATAACAAACATGCAGAAATTTCAGAAGAAGATTATAGGCGTAGAAACAGAATTGCTAAATTTTTACATGATTGGAAATTGTGTACTGTATTAAATATATTGGATTTTGAATTTATGGTTTCACCGGATCAGATCAAAATTGTTTCTTACAAAGATAAAAAGGATTGGAATTTAATCCCAAAATATCAGATTGGTAAGAAAAAATGAATTTGTAGTATTCCGCTACAAATCTGTAGATGCCTTATTGGGTCTGCAGTTATTAAAACTAAACTTGCATGAGGAGTTTAAAATGGCTTTTATTACTAAATCACTATTCGATACACTTACTAGAGATTTCATCGGATCAGAACAACTAGCTGATCAGATTAATTTCTTCTATGAAGGTCGAAATTCAAGTTCATTCCCACCATATAACATCATTGAAACACCTACTGGATATTCGATTGAGTTAGCTATTGCTGGATATTCTAAGTCTGATATTACTATTACCAATGAGGATAGTAAATTAGTTATTATTGGCAAGAAAGAAAACTTGCCTGCTAATAAGTATATCTACTGTGGGATTGCCGGTCGTGATTTTGAACGTAGTTTCCTATTACGAGATAATGTAATTGTGAAATCTGCAGAGTTTGAAAATGGTATTTTATCCATCAAAATGGAAAAATTGGTACCAGAGAAAGCTAAACCTAAAATGATTGCAATTTCTTAAATTTAAATAGGTAGTACTAACAAATACTACCTATGACGAATAAAAAGAAAAGTGAAGAAATCCAAGAACTTATTAAGTCTAAGCAATTAGCGATAGGTAAGTTCTTGGTAAAAGTATCAATGGTTGATACAGGGAATGATAAAACCTATCTAGTAGTTGTTAAAAGTCTAGTAGATAATAATTTTACAATGAAATATTTTGATCAAGAATCTGATGTAGTAAATTTTCTGCAGATGCTTCAACTAATTTAAGGAGCTTATGGATACAAACGTTTTGATGCTTATCGCTGCACTTGTTATCGGTGTGGGAGCTTATCTTTATTACAAGAGAAATAAAACATATTTAGATATTGTAGTATCTGAACCAGCAGTTAAAAGAACAGATCTTTATTATGGATATTACTCATGTGATGAAGAACAAGTAGCAGAAACAAAAGATCATATTAATTTGTTTATGGATTCTCAATTTGATGGTCCAGACAAATGTGCTCAAAATATTCTTGATGCCGGTGTTGACGCTGTACTTGATGTACAATTTCAGTTGTTTGAAAAGAGTGGTAATACATTAGTTGTTAGGCCAACTGCTTCCCAAAATCTGGTAGACTTCTTAGATTTTCTACAATACAAAGGCGCTCTAAAATTTGTCAAGATTATCTATCCTGCTGATGAAGCAAACAATACTACAACGATTGAATATCTAACACAAGCAGTTAATATTGTAAAGTCTACAGTTAGAATGTATCCAGAATTGGATGGAGTAAAATTGGGCATGATCTATGCTGCAGACAAATCATTTATCGGTCAGGGTATGTTTGATTATGTAGGATTCGATGATTATGATAAGAAATCTTCTATTCTAACAGGGCAATATAGAGACTTGAAAGCTTCATTGTTACCACACCAAAAAACAATTTTAGTACCTGGTGGGGCATTTGGTCAAGACCCAACACCATTTGTTAACTTTGCTCAAAATAATGCTGAAGTAGGAATTGTTATGCCATTCTTATGGTTTGACGACACAACAGGAAATGCGGGTGCTCCTGGTATTAGATTACAGGAAAGTGATTATGATTATTGATACAAAAACAGTGAATATGCCAAGTGATCCAGTAGTTGTGAAGAAAATTAAAGATGCTCTTCAAGAGGCATCTGCTTCATATACACGGATCGAAGGTGAAAAGGATTTTCTAAAGGAGCTGTTTACTGATCTTGCAAAAGATACTGAATTACCCAAGGGATATCTTACAAAGATTAGTCGTCTATATCATGCTCAGAATGTATCTGAGATGCAACAAGACGCTGAGGCAGTAATTGCTCTCTACGATAAAATTTTTGGAACTGATGAAATTTAAAAGTGATTCAGAATAAACAAAGGGAACTTCGGTTCCCATTTTTATTTTACAAGACCTTCATTGTATGTTACAATGTAAATTGGTTTAATAAATCAGCCAGGAAACAAATGTCAGTTATCTATACGTCAGTAACACAAAAATACAACAAAATATTCTTCCGTGGATATAAAGACGGTAAGCGAATTCAATCTAACGATGCTCAGTACAAACCAGTATTGTATACACCTTCAACAGAAGATACTGGAGTTAAATCTCTTCACGGTCTTCCACTGAGAAAAACAGTATTCGATTCAATTAGTGAAGCAAGAAATCATATTAAATCTTATAAAGAATTAATGAATCTTCATGGTAATGATAGATTCGAATATGATTTTATTCATCGTAATTTTAAAGGTGAACAAAAAGTCACTATCACAGATTTAATAGTAATATCAATTGATATTGAAACTTCTGTGGGCCAAGGGTCTTCAAATTTCCCTGATGTCAATAATCCAGAAGAAGAAGTATTATTGATTACATGTCAAGAATTAAAATCTAGAAAATTAACTACATTTGGGTGCCGACCATATTCTGGGACCAATACTAATTATGTATTGTGTTCGGATGAAAAAGATTTACTCCAAAAATGGATTAACTATTGTATTGAAGTAGATTTTGATATTATGACTGGCTGGAATGTTATAACATTTGATATGGCATATCTAGGTTCTCGTATTATTAAATTGCTAGGAAACCGAGCTCTAGACAGGTTATCTCCATTCAATATTGTAGAGTCAAAAACTGAAACAATTCTAGATCGTGAAACTTTAAAATATGAAATTGCAGGCCGCACAGTACTTGATTTATTGGAACTATATAAAAAGTTTCGGTTTATTAACCGTCCATCATATTCCTTAAAGTACATCGCTAAGGCTGAATTAGGTCATACTAAATTAGAAAATATATATCCAACTTTTAAAGCATCATATTCAGGTGAATATGATATAACAGATGAAAATACTATTGATATATTAGCTCTTAATAGAACTAAAGTTAAAAATGAATTACTCCGTAGAGGACTCTCTGTTTAAGAAATGAAATAATTTACGAGCGTGAGATGGGCAACAGCAAGTTTTAGTTGCTTTAGGTAATACATCAAATGTTTCTTCACATAATGGTAAAGCACATGTTCTAGTTTCTAATGGTATTGTTGGTTTCATTAGATTACCACACTTTATAGAACAACATGTTGCTTTAGAATTTTCTGTAACTGTGAATTCAATTGTACAACATGCGCATTTTCTTATATCTTTACGTGATTTATATTCAAACGCACAAGAATGAGAACAAAATTGTCTAGGTTGTTTACCTTTCTTAACAAAAGTTGTACATTCAAATTCTTTATCACAGTGTAAACAAATTCTTTTTTCTATACTTTTCTTTTTATGTGTTCTAGATTCCAATTCACATTCTTTACAGCAATATTTACGATATTGTTTTTCTCTTGATTCATACTCAGAGCCACATTCAGCACAAGTTTTAGTAATTTTTTCTACTTGTAGAACATCATAACTTGCGCATACTGGATCTGCATCTAAGATATTTCTTAATACACCTGAGTTGTTAATAGTTCTACCCCACCAAGAAATTAATTTCTTTTCTATAACAATAGATCCAAAATTAGTTAAATTATGTTCAATTATCACTATTAAATTGTCTGTTGGTTTTGGGATATTACCATGCTTATCCCAAGCTCTATTGCCACAACCTTTACCTATATAATAGGGAGTTCCTGCTTTTGCTGTAGGTGAATCTTTTGATCGAATATAAGCATACACATAGTATCTCAATTTATTCGATTTATCTTCATTTTGCTCAATTAAATATGATCTAATGCTGGACATAATAGCCTTTAGTTGGGTTGTCTAGAGTCACTGGGAATTTGCCGTTCCGCGAGTGTCTTATATTATTTAATGAAACTAGATTTTCTAGAATGTGAACAAACTATTTCCATATAAATTTTACAATTGAATTTTTGTGTTATATAATTTATTATACTATGAAAACATTTATGAATTTTGATCATCAAATTATATCTAATGATACTCTGGCTTCTATGTCAGATGCCGAACTTTTATCTATCTATTATGAATTAGATAAAACTATAAAAAATAATGCTTGGCAGCATTTTGTAAACTATAATATTATTGATACTGAGCTCGTCACCGAACTAGAAGATAAACTTGGATTAGTATATCTGGCAGTAACTCTGGCATATTTGACTAAGGTTAATTTTGATGACGTATTTTCTCCAGTAAAAACTTGGGAGTCTTATATTCTTTCTACTCTATTAGAGGAAAATACATTTTGTGAATTAAGATCACATAGTTCTTCCGATCACCAAATTGTTGGTGGTTATGTGAAGGATGTTGTTCCAGGAATTTATAATTGGACCGTAGGGTATGATTGTGCTTCAATGTATCCAAGTATTATTATGTCAAATAATATGAGTCCAGAAACTATAGTAGATATGGTAGAAGTAGACACCATAGATAATATGCTACTTGGTAAATTACCTAAAGTGGATGAGAAATATACAATATGTACAAATGGTGCTAGATTTAGAAAAGATATACTTGGTGTCATGCCTAGACTTACAGATCATGTATTTGAATCTAGAAAAACTGCCAAAAAGAAAATGTTGTCTCTTAAAAAAGAATATGAGAAAGTTGAAGCAGAATTAAAAAGAAGAGGAGTTTACACCCATTGATAAAATTCTTTATTTTCTATATTAAGAAAATCCTCAATTAACATGCATTTAATACCTATTTCTTGGTAAGTATTGAACTGTTTTAGATAGTTTCTATATTTTTCATGAATATAATTAATTTTTATTTTAGATTCTGTTTCTTTTAACAATCGTTTAGTCATAATTTGTAATAAATGTGAATCTATTTCTGGGATCAATTTTGAGATTGTTGATTTATTAAATGTTACATAATTTTTATATAAATATGCAACTTTAGTTTGATGGTTACCGCAGTACTTTGAATAATCATCTTCGGTTGGTATCAAATCAGTTTCTTTTGTGATGAAGTTATAACTTACTTTCTTACCATTTCTTGGATTACCGTCTATACCAAAATTTAATTTTCCTTTAATCCAATTTTCTGGTTGTTCTCCGTCATAATATCTTTTATGTTCTTTTGATATTGGATCATAATAATAGTTTAATCCTTCCATTCTTTCTGAACATATAATACCGTGTTTTTCTAACTGACCTAATACGAAACCTGTTGGTATTTCTTCATTTTTCTTTAGATATATTACTTTTATTCCATTATTATAGGCATTCTTATCTATAAGTCCATTTTCTTTTATCTTTAGTTTAGTTTCTTCTGTATGTGTTGTCCCTGTTCTATAATATACGTACACGCCAGAAAGATATTTTTCGTTGTATACTGAAATCTCAAATGTTTTTCTGCTTAGATCATTTACATCATATACAGTAACCTTTCCTCTTTGTTTTTCTCTCCGTGCTTTTCTTTGTTCTTCTGTTAAATTCTGTTTCCTCCCTTTGATAGCGATACTAATGTTTTTACTTATATCTTCTCTTGCTTCTTCATATAATGCGGCAGCTAATTCAAATTGAACTCTATCTTTCTTATCAACTGTTCTTTTCATCATGTTGAATGCAAATACATTAACTTTAGTGGGGGCAGCTTTATAGAGTAAATAATGCGCTAAATAATGATCTGATCCTTTAAGAATTATTTTATTATCTGGGAATAGCTTAAAATTAAGATACTCAGGGAAATCACCTTCTGGTGCTATGTGGTGATTTTCGGATCCTTTCTGAGATTCTTGTTTTGCATTTTCGTATACAAATATTAGATAATCTATAAGACGATCTTGACTAAAATTTTTTACATTTAGGTATTTTTGTGTTATTATACTTAATAGGTCCATATTCTCAATCATATCAATTCCCTTTTTGGAGGTTAAACAAATCATATGAGTATTTATTCAAACCGTTCAGAATACTCTGAACTATCAGATGAAGAATTAATTTCTTTATCGCATAAACTTAAACTTGAATCCGCAAGATTTGGAGTTTTACAATTAGCATTAAAAGTGTAAATAATCTGCACCCTTAAGTAGTGATACTTATTGAAAAACTCTGTGAATTCGGTGAAACTCCAGAACGGACAATACCGAGCCAAGCCTTAGTAATAAGGAAGGTGTAACGACTATTCCGAAAGGAAGTACAACCAAGTGGTTGGAAGCGCAGGGCATCTCATACTGTGAGATGATGATATAGTCTGTTCTATGTGGGAACATATAGCACCATGGGTAGAGATTAACGACCTCTATTAAACACTAAGCGATTAATAGTTTGTTCGGAGTATGTAGTAATAAGTATTTTCTGTTCTTTGATAATAGAATTGCAGAAGGTATTACTATGACCGGACAATATATTATCCAAACTATTGCTAATGAATTAAATTCTTATATGAATTCATTGGTAGGTAGTTCTAGTGATAAAATTATAGCAATGGATACAGATTCTGCTTATGTACATTTTGGTCCATTGATAGAGAAATATTTCTCTAAAGTAAATGATGATCAAAAAATTGTAGATGCTATCATCAAAATATCCGAGACAAAATTTGATCCAGTTTTAAATACAGTAACTGAAAAAATCTCTAGAGATTTAAATTTTTATTCAAATAAAATATATTTTAAATTAGAAGCTATATCTTCAAATTCAATTTTCTTGGCCAAGAAACGTAATTGCCAAAAGGTATTAGATAATGAGGGTATCAGGTATTCTGAACCAGATTACAAAATCACAGGTATAGAAACTAACCGGAGTTCTACACCTGATCTGGTTCGAGAATGGTTGACAGAAGCGATTAGAATCGTCTTGGATCATTCTAATCGTACCATGTTGATGGACTACATTCAAAAGCGTAGAAACGAATTTAAGGCGTATTCCGTGGAAGAAATATCATTCCCGAGATCTGCTAATAATTTGTTGAAATATTCTGATCCGAATAATATCTATACTGGTGGCACACCAATCGCGGTAAGGGCTGCACTATTATATAATAATTTGGTCAAGGTCCATGGTTTTGAAAAAGATTTAGAGTTGATCAGAGAAGGTGATAAAATAAAATATTGTGCATTGATTGAGCCAAATACTCTCAAGGAAAACATTATTGGTTATCCCTCGGAATTACCAATTCAGTTTAATCTGCACCGCTATGTAGATTATGATACTCAGTTTGAAAAAGCATTCTTGGATCCATTAGAGAAGATTATGGAAGCCATGAAATGGAAGTTAGAGGAAGAGAATTCACTCTGTGATTTTTTCATGTAATCTATAGTGTTTGTTTATTAAACTTGCACTAATTGTTCTTTGGCATTCTAAACATGAGCATTTTATTTTTAAATGATTATTAATACTCATGTTTCTTTTTTGTTCTTCTGATTTGGGTTTTTTATAATTTTCTGTGTTAGATTTGGGTTTTCTCATTTTCTGTTTCATTTCTTCTGTACGGACATAATCATAATCACCGGCAGATTGTTTTATTCTTTTTGTTCTTTTTATTTTTTCTATGTGTTCTGATGTCTTTGTTTTACCGGTGTGCGCAAGAGATAATCTTTCTCTAGTTTCAGAACTTTTTTCTCTACCGATTGCTTTTTCTCTTATTTTGTTTTTTCTTTCTTGTGTTGCTACATTAGCCTTAACTTTGAATTCTTTCGTTTTCACAATTGGAAAATTTTTCTCTAGCAAATTCCTTGAAATTTTTAAAATTCTTATTATTTCTGGTATTCTTACGAAATTATCGATGAGTTTCTGTACTTCTGAAAATAATAAATCAAAAGACTCATAGCCGCTTTTAAGTAATGCTCTATTGATGTGTGCTTTTGAAATATTTGCTTTGGTTTCGGTAGAATGTGGTAATTTCCAACCCGTGGTGTCCCAATTAAGATCACCTGCAACTAAATTTAACCATTTATCGGATTTATTTACTTTTAATCTTCTCAAAACTGTACACTCCCATTGTATACATTTTTTATGATCACTAAATATTTTTCTTATCTCTATGATATCCGGTTTCCCATGTTGAGAATAGAATTTTTTGACCTGTTTAGATGATGTAAAATAACTAACCCAAAATTCCGATGGGTCACAACCATTTGCAGTTCTTCTACCATAATAAAATTTGTTTAATTTTGACCAACCTACAAGATAAGTATATGACATCTAAATCCCCTTTCAACTATTTAATAAAACTAAATTAGTTGATTTCTTCGCTTAACTCAACACTTACAAAGGAAATATAATGGCTACAAATTCGTTAATGAAAAAATTACAAAAGTCTACTAAAATTAAAGATGCAGACATTTTAGTAGATTCAAAATTATTCGGAGAAAAAGAAGTAATTTCAACTTCTATCCCTGCAATTAATATTGCACTGTCAGGGGATTTAGATGGAGGCTTACGCCCAGGTGTTACTTCAATTGCTGGACCAAGCCGTCACTTTAAAAGTTCATATGCATTATTAATGGCTGGTGCATATATGAAAAAACATCCTGATGCTACTATTGTTTTCTATGATAGTGAATTCGGTTCACCTCAGGATTATTTCAAATCATTTGGTATCAACCCAGCAAATGTACTTCATATTCCTGTTACGACTATTGAAGAACTTAAATTTGATCTGATGCATAAACTAGATAATAGTAATGTTGATGGTATTAAACGAGGTGATAAAGTTTTCATTTTAATTGATTCAATTGGAAATCTTGCCAGTCAGAAAGAAGCAAATGATGCGGCAACAGAAAATTCTGCTGCTGATATGTCTCGCCCAAAAATGCTAAAACAATTCTGGCGCTTAGTTACACCTCATCTTACATTAAAAGATATTCCATTAGTTTGTATTCAGCATAGTTATCAAGAAATGGGACTATTTCCAAAGAATATTATGTCTGGTGGCCAGGGAGGAATGTTATCATCTGATACGGTATGGATGATTGGCAAGGCTCAAGAAAAAGATGGCAGCGATGTTATAGGTTATAAGTTCACTATCAACATTGAGAAATCTCGTTATGTTAAAGAGAAAACAAAGATTCCAATCATGGTTATGTTCGATGGGGGAATTTCGAAATATACTGGAATTCTAGAATTAGCTATGGATGCCGGTGAAGTAATCAAGCCGTCTAATGGATGGTTCTCTTTAGTGAATAAAGAAACGGGTGAAATTGATACTAAGAAAGTTCGAGCTAAAGATACTGACACTGAAGATTTTCTAGGTGTTGTTTTAAAACGTGAAACTTTTAAACAGTGGGTTCGTGATACTTATAAATTAGCTCAGGCTAAAATGTTAGATGATGAATTAGCCGATTTGGCTGCAGAAGAATAAATTTTCAAATCTAGGTCCTATGTGGTATAATAGTCACATAGGACACAATTAACTACATGCGTACAGAACAACTTATTTTTTCTCAATTGTTATGCAACGAACAATACGCAAGAAAAACACTCCCGCATCTGAAGGAAGAATATTTTAACTCTGTGGAAGATAAAAATCTATTCAAGATTTACACGAGGTATTTTTCTAAGCACAATGTCATTCCATCGAAACAAGCACTAAGAGTCGACATTGAGA